TTTATCTAGAGGCAATGAAATGACTATTTTAGCTGGATTATATTCTAGAATTGCTATGGATGTAGCTTCTGTGGATATTCATCACGTTGTTCTAGATAAAAAAGGAAATTTCAAAGATATCGTACATTCTGAGTTAGACGACAGATTAAACTTGTCCACAAATATGGATCAGATTCCATACTCTTTTAAACTAGATTTAGTTCTTAGTTTGTTTGATGAGGGGTGTATCGCTGTTGTTCCAACTGAAACCGATGACGAACCGGACGCTGACGGAAACTATAGTGTATATGCTATGCGCATTGCTAAGATCACAAAGTGGTATCCAAGCGACGTAGAAGTAGAAGTTTACAATGAATTTACAATGATGAAAGAACGAGTTATTATGCCTAAAAACGATGTATGTATTTTAGAGAATCCGTTCTATGCAGTAATGAATGAACCTAACAGTTTAGTAAAACGAATTAATCGAAGACTCGCTTTATTGGACGGTATCGACGAGCAAGCAGGATCTGGTAAGATTGACATGATTGTTCAGCTTCCGTTCACAATCCGAGGAGAAACCAAACAAAAATTGGCAGAAGAGAGACGAATGGCTTTAGAGAAACAATTGGCTGAATCTCGTTATGGCATCGGATATATAGACGCAACGGAGCACATTACGCAGTTAAATCGACCAATTGATAACAACATTCTTAAGGAAATCGAGTATCTTAATACCCAACTCTATGGAGAATTGGGCATGACCCAGTCAATTTTAGACGGTACCGCGGATAGCGAAACTATTGTACATTACGAAAACAAGGCTGTTTATCCAGTCTTGCGAGTAATATGTGAAGGCTTCAAGAGAACTTTCTTAACAACGGAAGCGATCAGGGATAAACATCATAGTGTTATGTACTTTAAAGACCTCTTCAAGCATATGTCAATTGAGAATATGGCTGATATGTGCGATAAATTGTCACGAAACGAGATTCTCTCGTCGAATGAAATTCGAAGTGGTTTAGGTTACAGACCAGATGATAACCCGAGATCAGATGAACTGTTGAATAAGAATATTGCTCATGACGAGCAGACAGAAAATCCTGGAGCACAAAAATCGACGAAAGGAAGTAAAAATCAAAATGAAGCCAAAAAAGTATGACTTTAGTGGCTATGTTACTCGTTATGGCATTAAATGCAGCGATGGACGTACCCTTATGCCGGATTCTTTTGCTCATTGTGATGGAAGGACAGTACCATTGGTTTACCAGCATGTACACAATGATCCTACTAATATCATTGGTAACATCTATCTTGAGCATAAAGCAGACGGTATGTATGGCTATGGTTCGTTTAATGAGACAGAAGCAGGCGAAGCCAGCAAAGAAGCTGTCATCCATGGCGACATCAAGTCACTTTCGATTTATGCTAATCGTCTTCAACAGAATTCTCGTGGTGAAGTTTATCATGGCGAAATTCGAGAAGTATCTTTGGTCCTTGCCGGAGCTAATATTGGTGCATATATTGAGACTGTTAATGTTGCACATTCCGAAGAAGGAGAAGAACTCACAGAAGCTTGTATTTACACTGTAAATGATGATAACTGTGATCTTGAACTCGCGCATGCCGATGGCACATCTGAGAAGACTATTGAAGATGTAATTAATTCAATGGACGAAGATCAGCTTTTTGTTCTTAATTACTTGGTCGAAAAAGCTACTTCTAAAGGCTCCGTTAAGCATTCTGATGAGGATGAAGACGAAGATGAAGAAGAGTTTGATGACGAGGATGAAGAAGAGAAAGAGGGTGAAGAGTCAGAAGAAGATGAGGACGAAGAGTCCGATGAAGAACAATCAGGAGGAGACGAAGAAATGAAAAGAAATCTTTTCGAAAAATCGGAAAATCAAAATGGCGGTGCTATTGCACACGCAGAACTCGATCTTCAGCAGATTATTCGTGATGCGGAAACCGCTCATTCTACGCTGAAGGAAGCTGTCCTTGCTCACGCCGATACATATGGTATTGAGGACATTGAAACACTGTTCCCGCAGCCCAAGGAACTTAATATGCCACCAGAATGGTATAAGCAGGATGACGAATGGGTAGGCGGATGGCTTGCTGATACTCAGCACTCTCCGTTCTCTCGCATTCGTACACGTCAGGCAGACATTACCGCTGATGAAGCTCGTGCAAAGGGTTACGTTAAGGGTAACAGAAAGACAGAAGAAGTATTCTCTCTTATGACGAGAACTACTGCCCCGACAACTATTTATAAGAAACAGAAACTTGATCGTGATGACATCATCGACATCACTGATTTCTCTGTAGTTCCGTGGATCAAGGGTGAGATGAGAATGATGCTCAACAAGGAAATCGCAGTGGCTGGTTTGCTTGGCGATGGTAGAGCTTACAATGATCCTGATCATATCGATCATACAAAGATTCGTCCGGTATGGACAGATGACGAACTCTTTACAATCCGTCGTCAGATCTCCTTCCCGGAAAATGCTTCTTACCTCGATAAACTTATCGTAGTTGAAGAGACTCTGCTTAAGGTTCGTGATCAGTATCGTGGTTCCGGTAATCCGACACTTTATTGTGGTACAAACTTTACATCAACTCTGTTGCTTGCTCGTGACGAATTTGGTCACAGACTCTATAAGTCTCTCGGTGAGCTTGCTACAGCTCTTCGTGTAAAGAGAATCGTAGAGATCACAGACTTCAACTCCAAAGTTTATACAGATGGCGACGGTAATGAGTTTGATCTTTGTGCCATTATGTTGAACCCTGGTGATTATCGTTACGGTGCTGATAAGGGCGGTAATGTTGAGACATTTGATGATTTCGACATCGACTTCAACCAGTACAAGTACTTGATGGAGACACGTTGCTCTGGCGCACTCACAAAGATCCAGTCTGCAGTTGTTCTTGAGATGGCTCACTTTGATCTGATGAAGCTGATCGCAGAAGTACCGGCTCCGACAACAGATCTCCTTGGTAAGAATGCTTCTGAGCTTCAGAATGGTGTTCGTATCAATGAACTCAATGAGATCCGTGGTACTCTTAAGTATATTAAGAACTATACTGGGTTCGATACAGGCGCTGAAGGCAACTTCATCGGTCTGCACTTCGACGTAGAAGATGGCGCTACAACAACTGTTGAGATCGTTGGCGGTACATCTGGTCCGACTACGCTTGACTCTGATGGACTTTGGGTCGGTAAGATCGCTAATAAGAAACAGACAATCCGTGCTGTTACCACAAAGGGTGGCTATACAACAACTAAGGTATATTCCTTGAAGTATATTACTCTGGAACCGGATCGGAGCTGATAGTATGAAGTTTGCGGGAAATATAGGATTTGAAGTGTACAAGGAAACAAAGCCCGGTGTCTGGGAACCCGTTATCGAAGAAAAACCCTATAAAGGCACGTTAGAACAGGAGTTACGAAGATTATATTCTGGCGAGGATCGCAATAAGGATATAAACATTGATAACCGTATAAAAATCGTTGCCGACCCATATGCAAATTTGAACTACTCAACGATGAAATTCGCGGAACATATGGGGGTACTTTGGGAAGTAAAAACCGTAGATGTACGTGAGTACCCTCATATGTATATTTATTTGGGAGGTGTTTACAATGGACCGAGAGGAAAAGCGCCTGAAACTGCAGGAGATGCTTGAACATATCCCTGGCGTTAAAAAAGTATATTTTCAACCACCCCCGAATGAAAGAATGGTATACCCTTGCATACGGTATGCTAGATCTGTAGTTAAGGCAGAGTATGCAAATGGTGCTCCTTATATTGAGAACACCGACTATGAATTGTTTGTCATTGATGCTAATCCGGACAGCGAAATAGTTGCCTACGTGTCTCGACTCCCCTACTGTCAGCATACCAATCACTATTGCGCTGACGGATTGCATCATGATAGATTTAGAATTAATCATATTTAGGAGGTAATGTAATATGACAAAACTTCTTTGGGACCAGGAAGGTGAAAAACTGTATTCTACCGGTACCGACCGAGGTGTGCTTTATGTAAACGATTCTGGTCTATATCGTACAGGTGAAGCTTGGAATGGTCTTACCAAGTTCCAGAAGTCCTCTGAGGGTGGCGACTCTGAGGCTATTTATGCTGATAACACTAAGTATCTTAACCTCACTTCTACAGAGGATAAGAAGGGTCAGATCTCTTGCTACACGTTCCCGGATGGATGGTATGAGTGTCAGGGTAACCGGAAGCTTTCTGGCGTTCCAGGTCTTCGTATCGGCCAGCAGGTTCGTAAGTCCTTTGGCTTTTCATGCCGTACATTGATCGGTAATGATACTGATGGTGACGATTATGGATATAAGCTTCATATCGTATACGGAGCTAAAGCTTCTCCGTCCGATGAGGAATATCAGACAGTTAATAATAATCCGGAAGCCATCGAGTTCAGTTATGACTTCGAGACAACTCCAATTAACGTTGGCCATGGCATGAAACCGTCGGCTATGTTTGAGATCGATTCTACAGACTTCACAGATGAGAATATTGATCGTCTCCATGCTCTGGAAGACATCCTTTACGGTACTGCAGATAGTGATCCGCGTCTTCCGTCTATCGAAGAGGTTATTGCTATTCTTGGTGCAACAACAGCGTACAAGCTCACAATTACTGAGGCTACTAATACCACAGTAACAGTAAAGAGAAACAACATTAATCTGGAGAATAATGCTGATATCGCTATTGGTGATCTTCTCACAATCATTGTTTCCGAAGGTGACTCGATCACAGTTAATGGAAACGCATTTACAAGCGGTAATACTTATACAGTAAGCGGAAACACGACAGTTGTATCCACCGCCGGCTAAGTAAAATCAAAATGATCACTTTTTGGGGCCTTGGGAGCAATCTCAGGGCCCTATTTTTATTAAAAGGAGAGTAAATATGTTAACAAAGACAATTACCTACACCGATTATAACGACAATGAACGTAAAGAAACTTTTTATTTCAATCTCAATAAGCACGAGTTGGCCGCACTGGAACAGGATAAAGCCGGCGGTTTAACCGAGTGGATCAAACGAGCTCTTGAAAAACAGGATGGAAAAACAATCATGGATACATTTACAGAAATTATCCATTCAGCATATGGCATTAAGTCTCTTGACGGTAAGACATTTATTAAGACAGAGGAAGCATATCAGGAATTCAAAGGTTCGAACGCATATGATGAACTCTTTATGGAGCTTGTTACTAGCGCTGAGAAAGCTACAGAGTTTATCGTTGGCTGTCTTCCTAAGGATCTGCAGGCTTCCGCAAGAGAGAATGCTGAAAAACTTGAATCCAATGGAGGAGATATTTCTGCATTGAGTAAGGAGTGACTATGTTAGTTATTACCGTTAAAGCTGGAGAAGTATGGGACGCAGACGCGGAACAGTTTATAACATTAGAC